ATTAGACGTGTGCGCCCGCAACTTTCGGGTAGGGGGTTGACCGGACGTGGGCAAGCGCGGGTTTCCGCCCAAACCGACCAGATTGAAGCTCATTGAGGGCAACCCGGGCAAGCGCCGGCTGAACCGCCGCGAGCCGCAGCCCCGGTCGGGCGCGCCGACGCGCCCCGAGTGGCTGCTGCCCGAAGCCAAGCGCGAGTGGCGCCGCATGGTCGCATGGTTGGAGCCGCAAGGGCTGCTCACCGTGGCCGACCGCGCCGCCCTTTCCGCCTACTGCCAGTGCTGGGCCATGTATGTGCGAGGGATGGAGGACATCGAGCGCAATGGCACGGACTTTGTGACGGACAAGGGCTATCAGGGAGTGCGCCCGGCCGTCACCATCGCAACCAAAATGCTCGAGCAAATGAACCGGCTTGGGGCCAAGTTCGGCTACACCCCGAGCGACCGCCAGAGCCTGAACGTACCGGAGAAGAACCCCGAGGACGAACTGGATGCCCTACTCAGCGGATAAAGCCGCGAAGGCAATCAAGTTCTTCGAACGCGTGCTCGTTCACATCGACGGGGAGTGGAGCGGGCGCCCATTCGAGCTGATGCCGTGGCAGCGGGAGATGATCGGCACGCTGTTTGGCACATTGCGCGAGGACGGGATGCGCCAGTATCGCACCTGCTACTGCGAAATCCCCCGTAAGAGTGGAAAGTCGGAGACCGCCGCCGGGATCGCGCTCTACCTGCTGTTTGCAGACGGGGAGGACGGCGCGCAAATCTACGGCGCCGCCGGGGATCGCGACCAGGCTGGGATCGTCTACCGCGTCGCCGCCGAGATGGCGCGCCGCGCCCCCGTGCTGGCCAAACGCGCCAAGGTACTCGATAGCGTCAAGCGCATCGTCGTGGAGGGCAACGCCTCGTTCTACCGGGCCATTCCCGCCGAGGCTAGCAGCTCGCACGGGTTCAACGCGCACGGAATCATCGTGGATGAGGTGCACGTGCAGCCCAACCGCGACCTGATTGACGTGCTCAATACCTCCACCGGCGCGCGCCGCCAACCACTGACGTTCTACATCACGACGGCGGGTTGCGACCAGAATAGCATCTGCTGGGAGCTGCACGACTACGCGCTGAAGGTGCAAAAGGGCGTCATTCAGGACCCGACGTTTTTGCCCGTGGTGTACAACGCCGAGGAGGGCGACAACTGGAAAGACCCGGCGGTGTGGGCCAAAGCTAACCCGTCGCTGGGCGTGACCATCAAGCTCGACTATCTAGAGCGCGAATGCGCCCGCGCTCAGGAGACCCCGGCCTACGAGAATACCTTTCGGAGGCTGCACCTGAACCAGTGGACACGTCAGGAAACACGCTGGCTACCGCTCGACAAGTGGGACGCCTGCGCCGGGCGCGTCGATCCGGCGATGCTGGCGGGGCAGCGCTGCTGGGCCGGACTAGACCTCGCCAGCACCGAGGACATTACCGCGCTGGCGCTCGTATTCGCTGACGAGGACGGCGGTTATGATGTTCTGCCGTATTTCTGGATACCGGAGGCCACCATCGAGCGCCGCACCCGGCGCGACCGCGTGCCATACGAGCTATGGGCGCGGCAGGGATTGGTCTACACCACGCCCGGCAACTCGTGTGACTACTCATTCATCCGCCAGAAGCTAAACGACCTGGCGGAGATTTACGATATTGAGGACGTGGCGATTGACCCCTGGAACGCGCGCCAGTTGGGCGGCGAGCTGATGGAAGACGGCTTCGATGTGGTGGATTTTCGCCAGGGCTATGTGTCCATGTCCGCGCCCACGAAGGAACTGCTGCGTCTGGTGCTCGCCGGCAAACTGCGGCACGGGGGAAACCCGGTGCTGCGCTGGATGGCCGACAACATGGTGGTGACGACCGACGCGGCGGCCAACATCAAACCGGCGAAGGACAAAAGCACCGAGAGGATCGACGGCATGGTGGCGCTGATTATGGCGCTGGACAGGGGCACGCGGCGTGCGCCGGTGAGACGATCAGCTTACGAGAGTCACGGCCTGGTGAGCGTCTAATGTTCGGATGGTTCGAACCGCCCTATCCCGTGCTCGAAAGGGCCATCGTCAACCTGAAAACCAAAAGCGCCTTCCGCGGCATCGTGTGGGAGCGGCGGGGGCGGTACCTGGTGCTCCGGCAGGCGGAGCTGCTCAAGCCCGGCGGCGAGGCCGTGAAAGTTGACGGCGAGGTCGCCGTGTTGGAAACCGACATTGAGTTCTTGCAGGTGATTGGGGGCTAGTGATGCCCGTCATTCAATCGCTAGGCCAGATACAGACGCTCGAACCCGGCTGGAGTGCCAGCCCGAGCTGGGGCAGTCTGCGCATGTACAACGACTATAGCGTTGACTACCAGACGATCTACCGCACGCAGCCGAATGTCTCGACCGCGGTGGATTTCCTGGCGCGCAACGTCGCGCAGCTCGGCCTGCATACCTACCGGCGCGTGTCCGACACCGACCGCAAGCGGCTGACCGACCACCCGCTGGCGAAGATCATCAAGCAGCCCAATCAGTTCACGACCACCTACCGGCTCGTCAACTCGCTCATGTCCGACCTGGGGATATTCGACAACGGCTACTGGTACAAGTTCCGCAAACCCCAATATGCCCTGCTGCGCATTCCGCCGCAACTGGTGACGGTGCAGGGCGGCTTTGTGCCTGAGCAATACGAGATCAGCCTCCCGCGCGGGATGCTAAAAGCATTGCCGAGCGAGATCGTGCACTTCCGTGGCTATAACCCGGACAGCAGCACTATCGGCCTGTCCAACATCGAGAAGCTCCACCGCATTCTGGCAGAGGAGTATGCGATGGAGGACTATCGCGAGTACTTCTGGCGCAACAGCGCGCGCATGGGTGGGATTATCAAGCGCCCCATGGAGGCGCCGGAATGGAGCGATACCGCCCGCGCGCGTTTCGTGTCCGAGTTCGAGGCGTTGTACTCCGGTGGGGCCAATAGCGGCAAAACGGCCGTGCTTGAGGACGGCATGGACTGGCAGCAGGGAACGTTCAGCGCTCAGGAGTCCGAGTACCTGCTGGGCCGCAAGCTGACGCGTGAGGAAGTCGCGCGCGCTTACCACATTCCGCTGCCGATGGTCGGCATTCTCGATAATGCCACGTTCTCGAACGTCAAAGAGCAGCACAAGAACCTCTACCAGGACTGCCTGGGGCCCTGGCTCAAGATGATCGAAGAGGAGATCGAGCTTCAGTTGCTGCCGGACTTCCAGGATGTTGACGGCGTCTATGTCGAGTTCAACATTCAGGAGAAGTTGGCCGGTTCATTCGAGGATCAGACGGCGGCGCTGCAATCGGCGGTCGGGCGCCCGTGGATGACGGCGAACGAGGCGCGGGCGCGGTTTAACCTGCCGAGCCAGGCCGGCGACGCCGACCGCCTGGTGACGCCGCTGAACGTGCTCGCCGGCGGGCAGGCCAGTTCGCGCGACAGCGCCCCGCCGAAGGCATTGGGCATGAAAGCGCGCGGGGATGTAGACGGCACGCGAGGCGAGATGCGCGGGCAGTATGTGCTGCTGTGGCAGGAACGGCTCGTCGGATTCTTTCAGCGGCAGGAACGCGCCATCATGTCGCGCACGCCCGCGAAGGCGAACGTCAACGACATTTGGCAGGACGAGGCTCGCTGGAATGACGAGCTGCAAGAAGTCGCGCTAAAACTGAACGTCGCTACCGCGCGCGCGTGGGCCATCGGCGTGGCGTCTGCCGTAAACAGCGGCGTGGATGAGGATCGTATGCTGGGTTGGTTGACCGAGGATGCCCGTATCATGGCCGAGGAGGTTAACGCGGCGACCCGTGCGCATGTGGCTGACGCGTTGCTGGCCGAGAACATCCGTCGGGCCGTACGCGATGTGTTCACACTAGCGAAAGAGGTGCGCGCGCCATCGCTGGCCGAGACAAAGGTCACGAGCGCAAGCAACTTTGGGGCCACCGAGGGGGCTAAGGCGGGCGGGCTGCGACGCAAAACCTGGCAAGTGAACAGCACCAACCCGCGCGACGCGCACGCCGCCATCAACGGGGAGACGGTGGATATCGAGAAGCGGTTTAGCAACGGCATGCTTTGGCCCGGCGACCCGGCGGGCGGCGTGGATAACAATGCGGGCTGTCAGTGTTCAGTACGGTTCTCAAGGGGGGAACAGCCATGAATTACAAGAGCTACTTGGCCCAGTACAAGGCGCTTGATAGCGAGCAGGGCACGTTTGAGGCCATCGTGGCCGTGTTCGGCAACATTGACCTGATGGGTGACAAAATCATCCCCGGCGCATTTGCCAAGAGCCTGGAGAACTGGCGCGCCAAGGGGCGCCCCATCCCCGTGGTATTCGCGCACGATCATCGCAACCTGGACGCCCATATTGGCGAGGTGCTTGATGCCAAGGAGATCGAACAGGGGCTGTGGATAAAGGGCGGGCTTGAGATGGACGAGCCGTTCGCCCAGCGCGTGTTCAAGAAGATGAAAAAGGGAACGCTGGCCGAATTCTCGTTTGCCTATGATTTGGTGAGCTCGGCATGGGTGGAAGAGAACGGCAAGAGCTTCCAGGAGCTACGCGAACTGGACATCATCGAGGTCGGCCCCTGCCTAAAGGGGGCCAACCCTGAAACGGCGCTGCTCGGCGTCAAGGCCGACAGCCCCGCCTATATACAAGCGGCCCACGACCTGCTGCTGACACTCGGCGCGAAATGCCCGGCTGAAGGTGACAGCGATCCCGCCCCGGACGACGAGACGGCTGATGGCCGTAAGTCAAGTTCGGGGTCAGCGGAGACGCTGGCCGAGCGGCTGCGCATTGAGACGTTGCTGTGAACGTGGCGGGCCACTAACATGAACTAGGAGCATTGACGTGAAACTAGCAGAACTCAAGGCCAGGCGAAACGACGTTCTCACTCAGGCGATTGGCATTTGCAACACGGCCATCGCCGACGACAACCGCCCGCTCACCGAGGATGAGAAGGCGCGCGTGGGCGCATTGCAGACTGAGGCAGAGGGCTACAAGGGCCAGATCAAGGCATTGGAAGATGACGAAGCGCTCAAGGCGGCCATTATCGCCTTCGGCGCTGGCATGGAGCAGGTTCCGCCCGCGAGCGTCAAGGCGAGCGACCGCAAGGCGGTTGCGCATGACATCGCCTCAATGTTGCTCGATTCCGCCGAGTACAAGTCCTGGATCGGCTCCGCGATGAGCGGCGGGCGCATTCCGGACGGCGCCCGGCTGGCGTCTTCGCCGCCCTTCTCGATGCCCGCACTGCTCAAGAGCATCGGCTACAAGGCGCTCGTCACCGGCGACAGCGCTACCAGCGCGGGCGCGTTTGTCGAACCGGACTACACCGGCATCTATGAGCCGTTGGGACGGCGAGCCCTGAACCTGCTTGATCTAATCCCACGCCGTCGCACGACCAGCGATATCGTCTGGTTTGTGCGGCAGACGGCCATGATTACGCAGGCCACGACCGTGGCAGAGGCCAACGTGACTACCTATGCCGGGGCCACCGGCGAGGTTAGTGGCGAGAAGCCCGAGGGCACGCTCACGTTCGAGCAGGCCAACACGAACGTCAAGACTATCGCGGTCTGGATTCCCGTGTCACGCCGGGCGCTGTCTGACGCCGCGCAAATCCGGGGCATCATCGACCAGGAACTGCGTGAGGACGTTCAGGAGGAGTTGGAAGACCAAATCTACGACGGGGACGGCGTGGGCGAGAACTTCCTGGGCATCACCGTCACGCCGAACGTGCTTACCCAGGCGTGGGACACCGACGCGCTGACGACCATCCGCAAGGCGAGGACGGCCGTAGAGGTAACGGGGCGCAGCCGCCCGACCGGACTGGCCATCCATCCGAACGATGCGGAGATGCTCGATCTCTTGAAAGATGGCGACAATCGCTTCTACTTCGGTGGGCCGATAGACGGCGGCGCGGATCGCGTCTGGCGCGTGCCGGTGGTCGTCTCTGAGGCCGTGGCCGAGGGGCAAGGCATCCTGGCCGACTGGCGCAAGTGCGTGATGTGGGACCGGGAGCAGGCGACCATCACCATGAGCGACTCGCATTCAGATTTCTTTATCAGGAATCTAATTGCGGTGCTGTGCGAGCTAAGAGCAGCCTTCGCTGTGGTCAGGCCGGCCGCATTCTGCCTGGTTGACCTTACTAGCGGCAGCTAGGAGTAACCGGTGATGGCGCCGCGCATCAGCATCGTCTGCCAGAATAGCCAAGAGGATCGCATCATCCCGCGCATGGCGCGGGCGTTGCGGGACGCTTGGGGCTGGACGCTGGGCGCGGCGCCTGATCCAAAGGCCGACGCGGTCTATCTGAGTGCGTATTTCGAGGTGCAGAAGTTGAAGCCATGGCCCGACAAGCCGCTCGCGGCATACCTAACTCACCGAGAGGAGGTGCCGGCCGGCAATGCAAAAGCGAGGCTGTTTGACACCGTGGCACAGCGGTTGCAATTGCGGGTGGCGACCTGTCGGCTATATGCCGACTACCTATCTCAGTGGGGGCCGACCATCCAGGCCGCCGCCCCGCTCGAACGAGACCGCTTCACAATCGCCCGGCGGGCTAATAATCGCCCGGTGGTCGGGTTCAGCGGCTACACCTATGCCAACCACCGCAAGGGCGAGGACATGGTGAAGGGACTGCTCGCATCCAAGCTTGCGGCCAAATGCGAATGGCGCGCCTCCGGGCGCGGCTGGCCGGTGCCCACCCGCCGCTACGCCTGGGCCGATATGCCCAAGTTCTACCAGTCGCTAGACGTGCTGGTAGTTCCCTCGCGCGTGGAGGGCATTCCCATGCCGCCCCTGGAGGCGCTCGCCACCGGCTGCAAGGTCGTCATCCCGCGCGGCGTGGGGCTGCTGGACGAGTTGACACTTGTGCCGGGTATCCACCGCTATGAGCGCGGCGATCTGGGCTCGCTGCTGGCGGCGCTCGCGGTGGCGCTTGAAATCGAGGCCGACCCGGAGCGCTTGCGGGCGGTTACCGCGCCCTACTCTGTCGGCAACTGGTGTCGGGATATCGGCGCGGGTATGCACTCGCTGCTCGGCATTAACGCCGAGCCGGTGGATGCGGGGATGGCGGAGCCGCCCGCCGAGGCCGAACCCATAACGGTGGAGGTATCGCCCGTGAAGCCCGTCGAACGTGGCACTAACAGCAAACGCGGCATCTACGTGGTGGCCTTCGGCGAGCCATCCCGCTGGTGTGCTAAGCGGCTGATCAAAAGCATTACCAAACATATGCCGGATGTGCCGGTCGCGCTCTGCGCGGCTAAGCCGCTCGGGCTTGGCGAGCTGTTCATCAAGGGCGAGGATTCCGACGTTGGCGGGCGGCGTGCCAAACTCCGCGCCTACGAACTCGCGCCTGCCGAGTGGCAGAGCGTGCTCTACCTGGATGCCGACACCGTGGTAGTCGCGCCCATCCACCGCTATTTCGAGTGGGTGGAATCGGGCTGGGAGTTCGTCATCTGCAAAGACCCTCATCTCATGGACACGATGCACGCGTTCGAGCGCCCCAACAATCGCGCCGAACTGAGCGAGATCAAGGCCACGGTGAGGACGCTGCATGCGTTGCAGATCAATGGCGGCGTGTGGGCGTTCGCGCGGAATGAGCGCGTCGCGAGATTCTTCGCTCGCTGGCAGGCCGAATGGGAGAAGTACGCGCAGAGAGATCAGGGCGCCTTGCTCCGGGCGCTCTATGCCGACCCGCTCAAAACGCTGTGGCTGGGCAACGAGTGGAACACGTTTGACAAATACACCAAGGGCATCACAACCGCCGGATTGCGGCACTACCCGGGCGACGCACGACGCTGGAACGGCGTGATACCGGGGCGCATTGACGGGCCGGAGGCATGGCGCATGGCGAAACGTTACGAGCAGACATGGAGGCCCAAAGCGTGAACGATTGCGTTCCTCATCCCGAGGTCGTAAACCGTCACCCGTCCGTGCTGATCGTCGGCTACGGCCACGTTGGGCAGCAGATGAACCGCTGGTTCCCCGACGCGCATCATGTCGATCTGGACGGCGTGATTCGCAATCCCGGCGGGCTGCCCGTGCTGAAGGCGCATGGAATCTATGATCTGGGGTTCATCTGCGTGCCGACGCCCGCCCGTGCCGATGGGCGCTGCGATTTGGGTTGCGTGGGGGCCGCGTTTGTCACATGGCACAACCGCGCCCGCTACTGGTGCATCAAGTCCACCATCGAGGTCGGCACGACCGAGCGATACGGCGGGGATGTATGTTTCAGCCCGGAGTTGTATGGCGAGACGATAGGACATCCGCTGCGTGACGTTCTGCCGTTCGTCATTCTAGGAGGGCCGCGCGAGGTGACGAACGCATTTGCCACCGCATGGACGCTCGTCACCAACAGTGAACTTCGCATCTACCAGACGGATAGCCGGACGGCGGAACTATGCAAGTTGATGGAAAACTCATGGCTAGCCACGCAGGTGTCGTTCTGCAACCAGTTCTACGACCTGGCAAAACTGGCCGGGGTGGACTATCACGAGTTGCGCGAGTTGTGGCTGGCCGACCCGCGCATGCCGCGCACGCACACCTATGTTTACCCTGACAACAGGGGCTTTGGGGGGAAATGTCTGCCCAAAGACACCGCCAACCTGTGTGCGTGGAGCCGAGACAAAGGCCAACCGGCAGAACTCATTGAGGCGGTGCGCGAGTACAACCGGAGGCTGAGGGCGAAATGACGGATATTGTCGTGACCACCTGCGAACGCCTGCCGCTGTTGCAGCGGACATTGGAGCATCTATGGGCGCGGACGGAGACGCCTTACCGGCTGCACGTCATTGACGACGCCTCGGTAGGAGGCAACCAAGCCTACCTGGCCGCGCTGCTGGCCGCCGGCAAGGTCGCGCGCGTTCATCAGCACACGCGGCGCGTCGGCATTCCGTTCCACCTGCGCTCGCTGACGAAGATCACCGCGTCTGACCCCATCGTCTTTACCGATGACGACATTCTCTGCCCGCGCCTAGAACCGGATTGGCTGGCACGCGGGTTGGCGGCGATGGAGCAATATCCGGAGTTGGGGCTGCTGGCGCTCAACAGTCCGGAGTGCAATGTCACGGGCGGGCGTGGGCAGAAGGAGCCGGGAGAGCCAGTGACATTCTGCCGCAACGTGGGCGGCTCGCTTGTATTCGCGCGGCGGGCCGTGTTGGACGCCTGCCAACCGCCGGACGGCACTACCAGCGCGGTGAAGTGGCTGTGCCTCGATGCGGCCCGGCGGGGCTGGCGCATCGGCTATCTCACCAGCGTCTACTGCCAACACGTCGGCACCATCTCCGTACGCAACCAGAAGGACCTGAGCCGGATCATCGATCCGGTACTGCCCGTGGATTCTGAAACGTTGGAGCCGCCCGATGCCTACAAAGGATGAGCGAGTGACGTCCGTCCGCATGGCGCAGTTGCGGACTTTTGCGCCTGACGTGTTCGCGCCCGGCACGTTGCTGTATGTCGGAGCTAGCGTCCACCGCATTCAGTTCCTGCCGGAGCTGATGGCTGCCGGGCGGCGCGTGACCATCCTGGAAGTTTGGCCGGCGAACTGCGACCATTTCAAGGCGCAAGGCTACGACGTGATTCTTGGCGACGTGTGCGCGCTGCCCGACCTGCCGCATTTCGACGTGGCCTTCTGGTGGCATGGTCCTGAGCACATCGCCAAAGCCGACCTGCCGACGGCGCTTGCCGGGCTGGAACGCCATGCTCGGCTGGTCGTGGCCAGCGCGCCGTGGGGCATCTCAAAGCAGCGTGACATCTACGGCAACCCCTGGAATCGGCATGTGAGCACGCTCTATCCGCGCGACTTCGCGCGGCTAGGCTACCGGGTTAACACCGTCGGGCGCGAGAACACCGGCTCGGCCTCGAACATCCTGGCGGTGAAACCGTGAAGGTGTTGAATCTCGGCTGCGGCAACAAGCTGATCGTCGCCAAGCCCGGCGAGATAGTGGTGAACCACGACCGGATGAAACATCGGCCCGAGGTGAACGTGGCGCACGACCTGAATCTACTGCCGTGGCCCTGGCGAGACAACACCTTCAGCCTGGTGCATGCCTGCTCGGTGTTGGAGCATTTGCGCATCCCGTTGGTGGATAGCATGGGCGAGTGCTGGCGAATCCTCGCGCCGGGCGGGCATCTGCGGGTGAAGGTCCCATACTGGAATTCGGACGCGGCACATTCCGACCCCACGCACTACTGGACATTCTCGCCGCATGTGTTCGAGTATTTCGATCCGAGCGCCAAACGCGGCCAACAGTACGGATTCTATGAGGGCGTGCGACCCTGGTTTATTGCGCATCCGCCCACCATCAATCGGGCACGAACGAGCATCATCACTGTGTTGGAGGTGCGCAAGTGAACGCGCTCGTGTTGCGTGCTTCCGACAAAACCGCAAAAGCCTATCAGCGCAAGTTCGGGTACGAGCTGTCTGTGTCTGACGGTTGGGAACTGCCCGCCGAGCGCACGCTGTTCGTTGCCACCGGCACGGCGGTGCCATACAACCTGCTTGACGCGGGCTACCATTGGCTGGAACGCTGGGACGTGGCCGCGCCGTTGTGGCGCTATGGCGTACTGGCGGCTGATATCGGGACGCCTAGCGAGCGCAAAGCGACCGAGAAAGTGATTCTGGATCTGCGGCAACTGCTCTACGCCCACGAGCTGTTGTTCGTGCGCGATAGCGAGGCCGGGCGGGGATTCCTACAGCGCTGGCGGTTGGAGTGCGTTGGCAAGGGAATTGAATCACGGCTGGCGTTTCTGCGGGCGCTGCATATCGTCAAGCCGCTGTTCTGCGCGTTGCCGTGCTCGTGGTTGGCGGCGGAAGCGCAGCGCGCCCGGCAGGATGCGCGGGCGCATATAGCCGGGCCTATACCGCCCAAGGAGTTTCGCATTCAGGGCGGGGCGCTGAGCCAGGTCACCAAACCGCACCGCACCCCGGCAGGGCTGGTGCATGTCGAACTGGCGCCGGGGCGCTATATGCTCTGCCGACCGGGCGACGAGGATGTGGTGCGCGAGCGGTTCGGAAATCTGGGGAAACGGAGGCATGCATGACGCTAATCACCTCACGCGTGGCTAAGGGCGCCTGCCCCGTCTGCGGCGCGGCCAACTGTAGCTGCAAGGGTACCGGCGACGGTGCGGGCGGAAGCGGCGTCGTTATCCGCCCGGCCCAGAAGGGCGGCGGGCCGTTGGTGCACATCCCGCTGCGGGATGGCCTGAGCATTCAGGTAACCGAGCAAACGGCGCGGGAGTTGGGGTACCTAGAGGCTGAACCGGAGCCGGAGCAAAAGATGCAAACGCCGGTGAAAAACAAGATGAGGCGCAAGAGCGCCAACAAGGCACTCGATTAAGGGGGACTGACATGGCACTGAACCCGAAGTTTTCAAACGAGTCCGTCAACGCGGAGGCGGACGCGCTCGCCCCGCTTGCCAACAGCGGCAAGCTCCGCATCTACACCGGGTCGCAACCCGCCACTGCCGATGACGCCATCGGGGCAGTGACCCTTCTGGCCGAACTGACGATGAATGCGACCGCGTTCGGGGCGGCGGTAGCGGGCGTACTCACCGCCAACGCCATCACGGCTGACAGCACCGCCGACGATACCGGAACGGCGGCCTGGTTCCGCATCTGGAAGTCCGACGGCACATCGCCGCTGTGCGATGGCTCGGTCGGCACGTCAGGGTGCGACCTGAACCTGAACTCTGTCGCGATCCAAGCGGGCGCTGAGGTCAGCGTGACCAGTCTGACGATCACGGTTAGCGAGGGCTAGTACAGCGGGGATATTCCGCCTGCCCCGATAATGTCGGGGTATCCCCGCCCCGTGGCCGGCTAGGGAGCTAGATAGGCATGGCAAATATTACCGTCCCCATCATGTCGATAAACGGCGGTCTCGTGTTGGTGGAAGTCACCGTGAATGACGCCAACCTGAATGTCGGGCGCTTCACGGTGACTAACGATTCCGACTATGCCGTCTATCTGGTGGCGAGCGCCCCCGCCGTCGGCGCCGTAACCTGGACCGTGCCTGCGCATACCACGCAGTTCCGCGTGCTGGGCAGCTTCAAACTCGTGGCCACGGGCGACCCTGGTTCCCCTCTGAGCATGGGAGATTTCACGACCCAGATTAGGTGGCCGGCCTGATGGCAATCTCGGTAACGGCATTAGGCACAAATCAGAATAAGGCGAGCGCCGACCCGTGGACGGCGTTTAGCAGCATCACGCTGGCGACGGGCGATGCCCTGATCTTGTGCCTCGTGTCAGACTATGTCTCACTTCTGCCCGCGATGACATGGAATGGCGTGGCAAATTCGGAATCGTTGTCGTTTGCAGACGCCTCCTTCAACCTCTTCGGCGTGATCGCGATTTGGCCCAATGTTACCGGCGCGACCGGCGATGTGGCGATTGACTGGTCGGGCACGCCGCCCGTGGCAATGGCTGCTACGCTCTATAAAGCCTCGGGCCTGGCTACTACTACGCTAATCGACAAAACCAGTATCAGCTCCAATTCTGGCTCTACTGCATATACGGGTTATACCGGCGTGCTTTCGCAGGCGGGTGAGCTCGCGATTGCATGTACTGCCTTCGAAGATGAAATCGATGATGCGCACGGCACTTGGTTAACCGGCGCTGGCTATGTCTCCGGCAACGAGCAGTTTGGCGCTACCAACGGCGGCGGGGATGCTAGTAACGTGCAATGCCACTCGGTGGCGGCAGTGCTATCGAGTACCGATCAGGTACAGGGTACGGATACGGGCCACGATGCAGGTCTCAACTCCATCGCTGCCATTGTCACGCTTAAGGGCGGCGCCAGTACCTTCACCGGCACGGCTGCTCTAACACAGGCTGTTGCCGCGATAGCGGCCACCGGCACCTACACACCACTGGCTATCACCGGCACGGCGACAGTTACCCAACCGGCTAGCTCGCTTGCCGCAACGGGCGCGCAAACATTCAGCGGCACAGGCGCGCTGACGCAATCCGTCCAGGCAATCGCCGCCACCGGTGCTCTAACGTTCAGCGCAACGGGCGCTGAGACCCAACCGGCGGCCAGTATCGCTGCAAGCGGTGCATTAACGTTCGCCGCGTCCGGGGCATTGACGCAACCTACCGCAGCTATTGCCGCGAGTGGCGCGCAGACATTCGCGGGTACGGGTGCAATCACGCAGGCCGCCAACGCAATCGCCGCCACCGGGACGCTAGCGTTCGCGGGATCGGGCGCGCTTGCACAGACCACCGCCGCGCTAGATGCCACGGGGGTTCTGGCGATGGGCGGGAGCGCCGCTCTGAGCCAAGCTGTCGCCACATTGGCGGCGGAAGGCGTTTATACCCCTCTGGCGATTAGCGGCGTGGGTGCGGTTACACAGGCGGTTGGCGCAATCGCGGCCACGGGCGAGACGTCTACATCTGCGGTAACCGGCACCGCCGCGCTTACTCAACCTGCCGGGGCCATCGCTGCAACCGGCGCGCTTGCGTTCACCGGCACGGGCGCAATCGCACAAGCGGCCGTCGCTCTCGCTGCTACAGGGCTAGAGACATTCGCCGGCACTGGCGCCCTCACTCAACCCGCTGCGGCCCTCGCGGCCACCGGAGCGCAGACGTTTGCGGGGGCCGGTGCTCTGGCCCAACCCACCGGGGCCGTAGCGGGCACTGGCGCGCTCACGTTCGCGGGGGCGGCGGCCATCGCGCAAGCGGCCAGCGCGGCAATCGCGGGCACTGGCAGCCAGACGTTCAAGGCCAGCGGGGCCGTGGCGCAAGCGGCGGCGGCGGTAGCGGCAACCGGCGTGCAGACATTCGCCGGCATGGTCACCGAGACCCAGCCCGCTGCAACCATCGCTGCAACCGGGGCGCAGACGTTCACGGGGGCGGGCTCACTCTCACAACCCGCAGCGGCAATCTCCGGCGAGGGGGCTTCCCTGCTCGCAATCACCGGCACGGGCGCACTCGTGCAACCGCCCGCCGCAATCGAGGCCACGGGCACGGCGGCGGAACTTGAGGCCATTACCGGCACGGCCGCACTCGAACAAGTGGCAGCGGCAATCGCCGCCACCGGCGCTCAGACCTTCGCGGGGGCGGGCGCATTGGCGCAACCCGCCGGGGCCGTCGTGGGAACCGGAGCGCTGGCATTCATGGGGGCGGCCACTGAGACACAGCCTGCCGGGGCCGTCACGGGAATCGGCGGCCAAACCTTCACCGCCATGGGTACACTGGCTCAACCGGCGGCGGCGGTCTCCGGCAATGGTATTTCTCTACTGGCCATCACCGGCACGGGCGCTTTGGCGCAAGCGGACAACTCGCTCGCTGCCACTGGCCTAACGCTATTGTCAATCACGGGGGTGGCGGACATAGTGCAAGCGGCCCACCATATGCTCGCCGTGGGCGTGTTCCTGCCGGCGACCATCGCCCCCGTGCGCGCCGATGCCATGGCAATTGACAGTCCGGGCGACGCGTTTGTGTCGGCACTACATCGCAACGCGGTTACGGCTACAACCGGCACACGGCAGGGCGGCGGCATTGTCGTCACCACCTAACGCGGCGGCGCGAGCGCGGCCGTTCGAGACAGGAAGGGGGGAGCGGATTGAACGCATACGACATCGGCGATCTGATTCTGATTGAGGCCACGATTGCGGTGGCGGGTGCGCCTGCCGACCCGACCACACTCACGCTCAGCGTGCGTGACGCGAGCGGCGCCGAGACAGTCTACGTGTACGGCACCGACGTCGAGTTGGTGCGAGATTCCCAGGGCAGCTATCACCTAGACTATCCGGCCACCGTTCACGGGCGGGGCACCTACGCATGGCTGGGCACCGGCGCGGCCACGTTCGGCGAGCAGGGCGCGTTCTATGTGCGGCGCACTCCCGCGTTCTGCCTGGTGGCCGACCTGGCCGCCTTCCTGCAAATCTCCATCGCCGTGGACAACGACCCGGCCAATCGCGCCATCAGCGAGGCCAGCGCGGCGATCCGGAACTACACGCGGCAGGCCATCGAAGCCGTGACCGACGAGACGATCACGCTAGACTGCGCGGGCGGGGCGCGGCTGTTCCTGCCCGAGTTGCCCGTGACCGACATCGACGAGGTAATCGAGGACGGCGAGACATTGGTGGCTACCGACGACTACAAGCTCGGCCGGCATGGAATTCTGCACCGCATCGGGGCGACCTGGGCGGTGGGCATCCAGGTTATCGAGATCACCTACTCGCACGGCTATGCCGCCATCCCGCAAACCATCGTGGACGTTTGCACTCGCGCGGCGGCGCGCTCGTATCAGGCCGGGCTCAAGACCGCGGCGGTGTCGGGCGTCCCTGGCGTGCAGGGGCTTGGGCTAGGGGACTATAATGTGACCTATGCAAGCGAGGGCGCGTCCGGCACGCCCAACATGCTTGGGGCCAGCGGCGCGCCGATCCTGCTGCCGAGCGAGCGAGCCATGCTAAACGAGTATCGGGTGAAGCGACCGTGAGCGAGTTTGACGGGCTGCTCATTACCACGTTCGAGAGCTACCGCAAGGCGCGCGCGTCCGACGGCGCGGGCGGTTGGTCGGAAGCCTACGCGTCTATCGGGACGGTGCTAGGGCGCTTGCGTCCGCTCACGGCGACTGAACGCATCAGTGCGGACAAAGCCGAGGCGCGCGTGACGCACGTGCTCTACTGTCGCACCACGGCTGATGTCGCGCGGGGCGATATCGAGACGAGCGGCGACATGACGGTGGAGGTAATCGCGGTGCGCGAACCATCGCTCATGGCGCACCATTACGAGGTGGACTGCCGGCAGACACAACCCGAGGAGACAACATGGCTGGGGTCGTGATTGACAGCTGGAATCAGCCCGCGATCCACGATTGGGTGGCGGCGAAGGTCGTTCGCGGCATGGACGCCGCCGGGGCGCATGTGGCGGGACGTGCACGCGCGAGGGTGAAAGTGCGTACGGGCCTGGTGAAGGCGAACATCGATCACGAGGTGCGCGCGTTCGGCGACGAGGTGGTGTGCTGGGTCGGCGTGCGGCGGAAGGGCCGGGGCAACCGTGATCCGTTCTACGCTCATTGGCTGGAAATGGGCAGTCGCACTCGCGCCGCGCATCCGTTCCTGCGGCCCGCGCTGTGGGAATCCCAGCACGAGATTCTCCGCATGATCGAGGGGGCCTAGATGGATACGACAACCGCCATCTACAACCGCCTGGCCGGGGACGCCGCGCTTGTTGCGCTGCTCAACAGTTACAACGGCGAACCGGCGATCTTCACCACCGACCCCGCGCCGGGTGATGCCGTGCTGCCCTACATCGTTACGGCGGGGCATGTGGCCGACACGAGTTGGGATACCAAGGTGCTGAGGGGGCGCGAGGTGTGGCGGGACGTGCGCTGCTACGCGGCGGCGTCGGGGTCGGCCCTGGCGGTGGAGGCGATTGCGGAACGAGTGCGGGCGCTGCTGCACCGCCACAAACTGAGCGTAGGAGGTCACCATGTCGTGATTGCTGAGGCGAGCGGGCCGGTGGTCGCCGACGAGCCGCCGGACGCATACGGTCGTATCGTCACCATCAGACTAGCGATAGGAGAAAACTAACATGGCACGCATGGATGGCACCGACATTCTGATCCTGGTCAACACCGGCACGCCCAGCGTGCCGGTATACGAGGCGCTGGCGACGCAGCGCACGATGAGCGACACGGACAACCGCACCGTGATTGATCTGAGCGCCAAAGGCGACGATCACGACTACGTCGAGGTGGGGCGGCAGACTAACTCGCTCACGGTAGAGTGTGTTTACGACCCCGAGGATGACGCCTATGAGGCGGTCAAGGCGGCCTATGCGGCGAAGGGCGACCTCCTTGTACGGCGTTCCGAGAACGCCGTTGATGTGGAAGAGGCCACGGCGAAGGTCTCCGGCATGAGCAAGGCCGGGCCCGACCAGGCCCCGGCGACCGTCTCGCTCGAGCTGCGGCTCAAGACGGCCTGGACAACGGTAGGGAGCTAAGCGATGACGACCGGAGCGAGGGGGGAAGGCTGGCTTGACGAGCAAAACCGGTGCTATCCGGTGCTGTTCACGAACCGGGCATTGCTGGAAGTCGAGAAGGCCATCGGCAAGTCCATCACGCTGGTGGCCGGCTCGGGCAGCATGAACATGGCGAACGATATCATCCGCGCGCTGCTCGTCGGGCTGGAGTATGGACGGCGCGAGGCGGGCGAGCGGAAGCTCGCGTACACAATGGCCGATGCGCACAATCTGCTTGATGAGTTCGGCTACAAGCGCGCGCTCACCGTCGTGACGGAGGCGCTGGCCGAATGCGTCACCTGGGAACCGGAGCAATCGGAGGGTGAACCGGAGAACCCCCCGGAGTAAGCGCGGGCGAGTGGGACTGGGACAGCTACCTAGCCAACGCTTTAGAGCTGGGCCTGTCGGTAGCGGAGTTCTGGTCCCTCACCCCGCGCGAGACAGGTGCATGGTTCCGGGCGGCGGGCAAACGGCGAGAGGCCGAGGCCACGCGTGACAAAGTGCTGGCGTGGCTGATTGCGAGACTGAGCGGGTTCAGCGATCCGGGGCCGTTGGAACGATTGCTGGAACCGCCGCCCAGACCGCTAACCGAGGATGAACTAGCCGAGAAGCGGCGGCGCGCGGACGAGGTAAAACGCCGCTTAGGGGGCGACAAATGGCAGGCGAAGAGTCCAAAACGCTCGGCACGGCAAAAGTAGACATTCGGGCCAAACTCGACAAACTTGATGCTGACCTGAACGGGGCGAAGAAAAAAGTCGAGGGCCTCGGCACCGACACCGAGCGCACGACCCGGCGCATGAACACGGCCTTCGACGGCACGGGCCGGCGAGTGCAAGCGCTCGGCTCTACCATCGGCGGGCTGGGGATGAAGCTCACTATCGCCGCGGCGGGACTAACCGCGCTGGCCGGCATCGCCGTCAAGAGTGCGATGGACGCGGTCGAGAGCGAAAACCTTTTCAGTGTCGCGCTGGGCGGCATGGCCGATGACGCGCGCAAATGGTCGGAACAGTACGCCAAGGCGCTACGCCTAGACCCCGTGGGCGTGCGTAAGGACCTGGCGATGCTCTATGCCATGACCAGCAGCATGGGGCTGGCCGAGGACGCCGCGCTCGATATGTCCGAGGGCGTGGTAGCGCTCACGCGCGACATGGCATCGTTCTATGACCTGAGCTTTGAGCAGGCGATGCTCAAGGTTCGCGGCGGCCTAACCGGCGAATCCGAACCGCTCAAGCAACTCGGCATCATCGTTAACGAGACCACGGTCAAGCTCTGGGCGCAGAAGGCGGGCTGGATCGGCGTCGGGCAGGAACTGAGCGAGACCGGCAAGGTCGCGGCGCGCTACAACGTCATCCTGGAAGCCACGGCGGCGGCGCAAGGCGACCTATCGCGCACGGCGGATAGCCCGGCGAACAAACTCCGGGCACTGGGCGAGCAGGCGGAAATTGCCAAGCGCAAGCTGGGCGAGATGATCTTGCCCACGGTGAGCAATGGCCTAACCTGGCTGGTTGACACGGGTATCCCCACGGCGATGGATGCAATCGACAATCTCACTGCCAGGTGGACGGAGATGAGCGAGGAGGGACAACGGCGCACAATCGAGGTTGCGCTGCTCTTCCTGGCATCCGGCCCGCTCATGCAGGGGCTGGGTATCAGCCTCAAGGGCGTGGGCATCCTGATTAGCGCGTTCGAGCGTATACCGGGGCGCGTCAAGTGGGCGATACTGGCGGCGGTGCCATTCCTCGAATGGGGCTACAACCTGCTCAAGGGTCTCAATGACATGGTGCTCGGCATTCGCGAGAACGTCGGGAGTGCGCTCGCATCCACACCTGGGTTTGAGGACATTGGGCAGAACATCCTGGGCGATGTGGCTCAGTCAAGGGCATTGCAAGGGCCGGTCATCAATTGGGCCGACCAGATCATGAACAAGCCCACCGAATTGATGGGGGCTGCTGCCACTGCCGGCGCCGATGCGGCGTTTGACGCGCTCGATGCCAAGAGCCAGGAGATCATGAAGAACATCACCGGCGGGGGTGACTTCGGCAGTAAGGTCTGGCTGGCTAACCTGCAGAAGGTAAACGACGCGTACGGCGACATAGACGAGCAAACGGCCAGTACTACGGACGCTTATAAGAAAATGGAGAAGCCGCTCGATGCTGTGGGCGACGCAGGCGCGGACGCCGGGAAGCAAGCCGCTGCCGGCATGGACGAGGCTAGAGAGGCGATGCAGAAGCTCCGTTCGAGTGTATCCGGCACCATCAATGCACTGAAATCCCTGCGCGACGAACTGCGCGGCGAGGACATGGACGAGAACATCAAACGCCTGGAGGCGGGGATCGCCGACCCTAGCGGCCCGTGGCGTCACATGATTCCCGACTCCATCGCCATGATGAGCGCCGAGGATAAGGAGCGCTGGATTCAGGGGCAGCGCGAAGCATCCGAGAAAGCCAAGAAGCAGCGGGCTCAGGCCGCCAAAGCAGTAGAGGCTGTCACCGGCGGGATGGAGGACTTTGGCATTGACCGTCTCCCCACCATGGACGAGCTGACGCAGATCCTCAGCGCGGGCGGGATTACGCTCGACCCGAAGCTGCTGGAAGAGGCGCTCGCTAACGCCGGCAAAGAGTCGAGCTGGGATACCAGTATCGGCGGCAAGGTCAAGCGGCTCTTCAATATCGGCTGGAATGCCAAGGAGGGCAAGTGGCTGGCAGGCGGCACTGATGTCGCTCCGGATGATGCCATCGCGGCCAGGTTCGGCGGCGGTGCAACAACCCCAGGCGGCGCTGCTGCTGCCGGCGACCTGAGGCCGCAAGGTGACGCGCTTGGTAAATCGTTCGCGAACGGCTTTCTCGGCCCGATCAACGAGATGGCGTCACGGGTCACGCTCGTCTTCCAGACCATGTTCGACAACGTTGGCGTGGCTATCGGAGAGGCCATCGCCGCCTATAACGCGAGCGTGGCGGGGCAGGCCAACCCCATGAACATGATTGCCATGCCGAAGATCAAGCCGTTTCAGCCCGTGCCGTCATTCGATACCGGCGGGCTGGTCACGCGCACGGGTCTGGCGCTGGTGCATGCGGGCGAGCCGATTCTGCCCGCAGGGAAGGCAGCATTGGGCAGTATCACCATTAGCCACCTAACCGTCAACGCGAGTGGCGCTAGCGAGGGCCGCGCCGCCGGGGCCGCCTTTGTGGACACCATCAACGCGGCACTGGGCGGCAAGGTGCAAAAGCGCACCATCATGGGCAACGCCGGATTAAGCGCGGGGAGGGCCTAACATGCCACTTGCCATCTGCACCAGTCGGAGCCTGGCGCCGGTTATGTCAGGCGGCGTCTCACGCGTGGGCATGCTGGGCCGTTACTACCAGCACGGGCGCGCGGGATTGCAAACGGGCGAGGCCGTCACCAACCTGGTTATCAATCCCTCGTTCGAGGTGGGGCTGACCGGTTGGACGGAGAGTATCAGCGCCACTGGCACGAGCGCGCGCAGCGATGAGCAGGCGCATGTCGGTTTCGGCTCGCTCAAACTCGTGATGACGGACGCGGGCGCGGCGGGGCAGCAGGTGGCGCGCATCCTCACCACCGCTATCGCGGTTTCGGCGGAGACACCCTACACAGTCCAAGCCGAGGCTTACATCCCGCAGCTCGGCGGCTCGTGCGTCTGGCAGGTAGGCGTCAACTGGTACACCGCGGGCGATGTGCTCATCTCGACTGATATCATTGCCGTCTCAGCGTCCAACGACGGATTCGCCCGCGCGGGCGACACGTTCACATCCCCGGCGACAACGGCCAAAGCCGCCGTGTGGACGCGGCTCTATGCGGGCGCGGCGGACGACACCGGCATCGCCTATGTGGATTGCGTGCAGTTCGATGTCGAGGTCTATCTGACGCCCTACTGCGACGGCGACCAACCCGGCTGCTCCTGGAGCGGCACGGCGCACGAGACCACCAGCAGCCGCACGGCCCCCGCGTTGTACTATGCGACCGAGGCAATTGGTGACAGCGGTCGCTTCACAACGCTGTTTCGCACGCCGCCGGAGATGGTCAACGCGCGCGGTTACTGGTTCACCATCGCCTCGCTATGGGACGGCAGCACCGGCGCGAGCCGCCTGGATATCTACCTGAACTATAGCACCGGCAACGAGGGCCAGGTGGATTTCGCTTTCTATGATGCGGCGGCGAATCTGCTGGGCGGCGAGAGCACGGCGCAACTGAGCGCCGATACCGACTACTGGCTGTTCGCGAGTTGGGATCGTACCAGCGGCACACAGACAGAGTTGACCATCGACGTCGCGGCGGCGGGCGCTACCGCCGTAACCAATATCTACTCGGCTACCGTCACGGGTGTGCGCCAGGCCGCCGACATGCGGATGTACATCGGCACGCACGGCGTGGATACCGCACGGTCACTGAACGGCACGGTTTGGTGGGGGGAAATCGGCACTGCCGCGTTCAGCGCCGATGAGAAGGCGGCCATCATTGAGCAGGCCGCTGAACCGCCTTACACCGGCACGCGATACTACTGCGGCTGCTGGGAGGGGTATGACGCCGAGGAGTTGAGCGAGGCGGTATACATGGGCGGCGCTCCGCTGCGCTACCGCATCGCCGCTGATGGTTATGAGCCCGCGCCATTGGAGACCAGTGACGACCCCAAGCGTCTGGCGGATATCACCGAGAGCGTGCCCTTGCATTTGATCTGCGACAGCAAGGCCGATCTAGATGAACGCATGGCAGCCATCGAGCGTATTCTCGGCGATGCGCGAGACGGGCGGGCCGCGTGGTGGTATGTCCAACCGGCCAACGGGCGGCAGTTGCGCGCCAAACTGCGGGGCGGGTCACTGGCGCGGGGCGAGAGTTGGGACAGTCTGCTGCGCGACCAGTATCTGGTGCGCGCGGCGGAACTGCTCGTCACCCACGAGCCACTCTATCGCGGCCAGGAGCTGCAACTATGCGAGGGGCGCGCCGTCACCAACTACTCGGCCACCGCGCTCACCAGTCCCGTCCCGATCTACAACCCCGGCGACGAGGGAACGCCGCTGCGGTTGGTGTGGGAGAATCCTCTGCCGGCCAGCCAGGGGTGGGACCTGGTGCGCTACTCGATTGGGCGCAAGTACGGCACGCCTGGCCTGCCGCTCTACGACCTAAACGGCACGGCCCATGCGGGCGCACTGTCCGACGCGCACAACGCCGGGGCTGTGCTGAGTTCGGCCTACGGCTCGATTAACACTGCCGGAACCAGCGTCGTGGTTGACCACACGCCCCGCCGCTACCTTGTGTTCGCCAAGGTTGCCGCGGACAGCGTCGGCACGCCGTTCGACTTCGCGATGTCCAGCTACAACGGCTCGGATGCTCGCGCCCGGATAGGCCATGAGACCACGGGCATCACCCTGACCGGTGCCAATGCCCTACAGACCGTCGATCTGGGTGAGGCCATTATCCCCAGCGAGGGCGGCCGCTTTGGTGACGATACTCAAACGTTTACGCTCTATGTGCTGGCTAAGGTGGCCAGCGGGACGCCCACGATGGTGGTGGACTACATCCGGCTGATGCCGGTGGACGTTTACGGCGAGCTGGTAGTGGACACCGCCAATTTCGGGGCGGGCAACCCCTACCTGCTCTGGGACGGCGAGACCGGCCTGGTCACGGGCATGGACAGCGGCTTTGACGATCCCTACCCGCTGAGCATCTCCAACGTTCGCGGTGATGCGCCCAAACTCGCGCCCGGCTGGAACAACCTCTGTGTATGGGCGCACGATCCCGGCGAGGAAAACGAGCATGCCGTAACGCTGAAAATCTCTCGCAGCAGCTTCATCCCGCGCTACCGTAGCGTAAAGGGGGCCGTGTAATGCCAGCTTCCGCCTGGGTTCACCCTAACCTGATACGCGACATGCTCAAAGGCGACGTTGATATCGACACCCACGACATACGCGCGGCCCTGCTGGTGGATGCTCATACGCCCGACCGGGCCGACGACCGCTGGGATGACGTGGTGGCCGACGAGTGCTCCGGCGCGGGCTATACCGCTGACGGCGTGGCGGTTGCCAACCTGGCCACCGTCACCACCCAGGCCAACTCGTGGGGCACGGCTTGGGCCGCCGCAACCGCCTATGCGGTGGGCGATATCGTCAAGCCCGTGGGCGGGGGCAACGGCCACGTCTATATCTGCGTGGTGGCAGGCACTTCCGATGATCCGACTGAGCCGACCTGGCCGACCGTCTCGCGCCAGATTGTGGCCGACAACGATATCACCTGGGCCGAGTTTGGGAGCGCGGTGGTTGGCTTCACCTGCGATCCGATTGTGTTTTCGGAGGTCACCGTCAGCGCGCGGTATGTCAAGATTTTCGACCATGAAACGGCTGTCAATTCCACTTCGCCGCTGATGATTCACGTCGATCTGGGCAGCGAGCAGGTGACGGGCGGGGCTGACCTGACGGTGACGCCGGCCGCCATCGGCGCGGCGGTGGTGGGGGTGAGTTAGCGTGGCCGACGTTTGGACGAACATAGTTGGCCCCAATCGGGGTAACACCGGCGATGAAACAGGATTGATTAGCGGCTTTGCCGTGGATGCCGCCTATATCGTGCAGGCGGGCGTTAGCGAGTACGGCGTCCGATGCTACAACGCGACCACGACGAAGGTTTACAACATACCATTATCGTGGTTCAGTGACGGACGTAATGGCACGACAGTCACAGGCAAATATGCGCTTGCCTGTGGTTGGTTCATGCCAAAAGCATGGCCATCAATCAACTTCCGTTTCATGTCATTTCGCAACTACACCTCCGTCATGTTTGGCGTCTACCAAGGCACGACTGGCCTGCTTACGATTGACGGCAGCACCGGCCCCGCCAACTATCAGCTGGTACTCGACACATCGTATTTCTTCGAGTACTACGCGGATGCCCAGAACGATAGCCACATTTTCAAGCTCTACGACGGTGCGACTGGGACGCTGCTGGTAACGCTGACCAGCAATACGGCCATCGCTGCCGTGCTCAACTGCTTCGCGGCGGTGTCGGGCGGCGCGGGCGAGACGCTGGACTTCTACGCCTGCGGCTTCCATTTCCAGGTGGATGCCACCAATGACGTAAGCCACGGCGACGGCACGTTGCGCAAGGTCACGCGCCATGACCTGACCGGCAACGGCACTGATACCGCCTGGTCTCAGGACTATCAGAGCGTTGACGACATCCCCGCCAAAACGGTCAATGATGCCAATAGCATCGGCACACAGAGCGCGGCTGACGAGACGTTCTCAATCGAGACCTGCGCCAGTGCGGGCACAGGGGCCAATATCGCCGCCGTGGTGGTGAAAACTCTTTGCGACGAGAGTGGCGCGGCGGTGGCAACTCTGCATGGCGTGCGGGTGCGCTCCGGCGCGACGGTCGATGAGACTGACAGCTATGACGTGAGTATCAATGACACGCTGTTTGGCCGGTGCTACGCCACCGACCCGGCAACTAGTGCAGCGTGGACGGCGAACGGCCTAAATGCGCTGGAGGTCGGCGTGGGGCATGACAGCGCAATTGCCCAGTGGATACGCTGTTGCTCTGTGGTAGTCGAGGTGCTATGCGACGCAACACCACCCGACATCGGCATCGACGCGCCCGCCGCATTTGCCGGCGCCTTCGCCCCCGCCCCCACCGTCGCCCTCACCACCCACGCCGACGGCACACCCTCCGGGGGCGGCTCGATTTCCAGCCTCATGGCCCGCCGCACGAGCGGCCCCAGCGGCGCGCCGCCCACGCTCAGCGTTATCGCCGCCAGCAGCTATACCGGGTCGGTGCTGACCGAGGACCTCACCCCGCGCCTGGTCGCCCCGCCCACGTTTGGCTCGAAGCTGCCCGGCGGATTCAACGTGTGCGAGTGCTCGCTCGTGTGCGAGCGCTGGGAGGCGCTACGCTGGCACCGTTGGCGCGAGAAACGCTGGTGGGTGAACGTCTACGACAGCCTGGGCTTCTGTGCCTGGCAGGGCTGGCTGTGGGTTGCCCGCGTCACCGATACCGGCTGCGATATGACGGCCTATGGCGCCTGGCGGGTGCTATCCAGCGGCGACACGCCCTACAACCAATGGCTGAGCAACGACGTCTGGACAACCGCGTATTGGACGTTCCAGGAGGACGGCGGGGCGAACTACACCCAGGACGCGGCCAAGAACATCGACGGCAACATGCAGATCACCTGCGGCGGCAACGGCGACGGCAACTGGGGGCAATGGTATCTGTCCGCCGTCTGGCCCTTCGGCGGCTACATCAACACGGTGATTTTCGAGGTGCACGAAGTGCCCGGTGGGGCCAACGCCGAGATTCAGATTATCTTCGGCACGGCGGGCTGGGCCGCCACCTATACCGTGGCTTATGACAGCGGCACGGGAGTGGGTTGGCATACCGCCGTCCCGGACGCGCTCGACACCTATATGCTGGTGGCGGTCAAGCACATCACGACCGGGGCCGGGGCCCAGTCCGGCGAGCTGCAAATCCGTGGCACGGAGATCCTCACCGAGACGTCGCGCGACACCAGCGCCGTGGTGCTCGACGTGGTGAAGAAGGTCGGCGGCGTGATTCGCACCAGCGGTTACTACATCGCCACCAGCGGCGTCAGCATGCCGCACCCTCAGGTGTTCGACAGTGACCAGAAGGGCGGCGACGTCATCCTGGAGATGTGCAAACTCGGCGACAGCAACGGCGTGCCCACCTACGCGGCGGTGTGGGAAGATCGTTATCTGCATTTCGGCCCCCGCAAAAGCGCCGTCACCTGGCGCACGCGGCTGTCCGAGCTGGTGCCCGGCTCGCTCACCCTGGCCTATGCCGACGAGGTGTGGATGTCGTGCTACGGCGTCTACACCAAACTCGATGGCACGACGGCGCGCACGAGTACCGCGAGTAACGCCACGCTGATCGCGCTCTATGGGGGGCTCAATCGCACCTATCCGCTGCGCGTCGAGTGCGAGGCCGACACCGATGCCGCGCGGCTGGCTCAAGCGGAGCAGGAGCGAGATACGTTCCAGGAGCTAAATGCGCATCCGGCGGTGCTCGCGGCGTTTGATGTAGAGGGCCGGATCTGGGATGTGGCGGGCAACGAGCATCCGCTGTGGCACGTGCGGACGGGTGACATTCTGGAACTCGACGAGCTGAAGGACGAGACATACGATTCGTCGGTTTGCCCCGACGGACGGGCCTCGTTCCACCTCATCGAGGCGGTTTACGACGGGGCGGCGCGCGTGCTGCATATCAAGCCGGAGGGGCCGGGGGCCGACCTGGACGTACTGGTAGCCCAGGCGAGTTTGTGATGAGGGTGCTGCGATGACGGATTCAGAACTGCATCAGGTAGAGTTGCAGATGATGGAGCTCAAGACGCGCTTCGAGGCGGCGCTGACGCTCATGGAGGTCGTGAGTGATCGGCTTGACGCGCACAACCAAAAGCACGACGGGGTCAACCTCTGCACCACCGATTTGGATAAACGAGTGGGCATCCTGGAACTCAAAATGGGTGGGATCCAGTGGGTTGTGGGGGCGCTGGTACTGGCAACGCTAAGCATGATCGCGGCGGCGTTCTGGCAGAGCATCGCGCCGTACATCCGTCCGTGAGGTGAAGGATGACAACGCTGACGCTGGGCATGCGGACGTTGCTGGTCGGTGACATGTTCGGGCGATGGCGCCTGCGCGGGGGCCTCACCGTGCGGTTGCAGACTATCGAGGATGGGTGGCTGGCGGACACCATGGTGGGGCCGCTGGCGGAGTATGGCGTGGGGCCAACCGAGGATGACGCGGTAGCCGACCTGGTTAGCTCGTTGGGCGATCTGCTGACGTCGTATACGCGATATGCCGAGGAGCTACATCCGCATGCGTTGGCGGAGCTGACGGCGCTGCGTGAGTACGTGGAGGAGGTGAGCGATGCGGCTGAGTGATTTCCCGCGTCCGCCGCTGGAACTGTCCGGCGGGGCCAACTACGGTATGAGCATGCACCTAACCGCCGCTGCCGATATGCCGTTGGGCTACGATCCCGACGCCGCCGTGCGCGAGTTGGTGGCAATGAAAATGGGCTGGGCGAAGGGGCTGAACCTGTGGAACCAGGACGCGGGGCGGCGGCTGCTGGACGCGGGGATTATGCCGGTACACCGGCCCTATCAGGACTATGACGGCGCGGCGGATTGCTCAGGCGAGAACTGGGAGCGGAGCCACGACCTGGTCTATGCGGGCGTGCTGTATCAGGAGTCGATTTGGAACGAGCCGAACCTCGAAGCGGGCTGGGGCGGCGATGCGCTATCGTACTATCGCGTGCTCTGGCCGAACTGGCGCGCTTGGGCCGTGAGCATCATCAGCGCGGGCGGCTATCCCGGCACGCCGGCAGAAGCGCCTGGCGGCAGTTGGGGTTGGAAAGACGGGCTGTGGGCGCTGCTGACGGTTGCTGGGGAGAACGGCGCGCTTGGGCTGTTCGGGCAGGGGGCCTGGATCGCGGTACATAACTACTGGTCTAATCATCCCACCGACTATCCGTTCGACGCCATCAATCAGGCCGACCATCCCGGCGCGACGCTCGAACAGGACAGCTACGCGTTTCTCATGCCCCTGGAGGCGCATCGGGTGCTGGCTACGTTTATCGGCAACGCGGATGACGTGCCGATCATCAGCACCGAGGGCGGGCCATATGTCGAGAATCAGGATGACGGGCGCTATCCCATGACGACCCTCGCTAGCTACTCTGACATGGTGCTGGAATGCCGGGAGTATATGGCGCTCGAAGCGCCCGATTGGTGGCTCTGCACCAACTGGTGGCTGCACCGCTGGGAGAGCGGGTTGGGCTCGCCGTCGTTTATGAAGCACGCCTGGTTCTGGAGCAGCTGGCCGAACGGGCGCATGCCCATCGTGACGGCGTTGGAAACGCTGCCCGCGCTGGTGCGAGTGGGCGGCACTGTTCCACCGGCGCCTTCCCCCGTTCCTTCCCCCGTTCCCCCCGTTGTTCCCCCGTTGCCCCCGTTGACAACCCACTGGCGCCTGGTGTCAGCGCGCCGTCTCTCCGGCGCGGAGAACCACGGCAACCACCACATCTACTTCACGCCGCCCGACATGCCGATGCTCGTCAAATGGCCGGACGGGGAGGCCGTGGCCGTTGGCAACTTCCCCATGTACCCCGGCAGTTACACCGCCCAGGTGGCCGACGCGGACAGCGACGTGGCCACGGAACTGCACACCGACATCTGGGAGGACAGCCCTGAGCCGGGCAACAGCTACGGGCATTACAGCTATGAAGTCGAGTTCGAGAAAGTGGAGGAGGAACCCATGCCGACGTATACGCGCGAGGAGATCATCGCCATCATCAGCGAGGAGGCCGCCAGGGTGGGTATCGCGCCCGCACTCGCCCTAGCAATGGCCGAGATGGAATCCGGCCTGAACCCGAACGCGGTGGGAGATGATGGGCACAGCGTGGGACTATACCAACTCCACGATCAGGGCATGGGCGCGGGCATGGGCGACAGTCGCTACGACCCGCGCATCAACGCAGTCACGGCGCTGGGAGTGTTGGCGGCGCGGATCGCGGACAGCAGCGAGGTAGACGCGATCGGACGGCACAACGCCGGTGACGCGGGCTGGGCTGATCCTGAGACACGGGAACTCGTCATGGGCGCCTATGTCATGCCGGTGCTGGCGTTGAAAGCGCGCTGGGAGACGATATTGAACGCGCTCCCGCCCGACTGGAACGGCATGGACTGGTGGCAGGCGCTGAGCGAACGCGACCGCTGGCTGCGCTACGTAGCGGTGAACGACGCTAACCGGGAGTTTGAGGACGCGACCGTGCCCGCACTGCGGCAGGAGATTGCCGAGTTGCAGGCCAGGATACGCGCCGCGAAGGCGACCCTACGGAATCTGATAGCAGCACTGGAGGGGTAACCGATGGACATCAATCTGACACTAGGCGGCGTGGGGCTAATCGGTTTTCTGGTGGCACTCGGGCAGCTCTACAAATCGTGGGGGTTGGAAAGCAAGTGGGTGCCGGTCCCTAACCTGATCGTGGCGCTGGCCGTCGTTTGCGGCGTGCAGTGGAGCCGGGGCGGCGGCACGCTTGAGGCGTGGATTACCGCCGTGGTGGTGGCCGTGACGCTGGCGCTCGCGGCGTCCGGTTTCTACTCAGAGCAAAAAGCGCTGCGCACCACCTAACTACTACCGGCGCGGTCTCTCATGCCGCGGCGTCTCTCCTTCTCCCTCCCCATAGGCCCGGCCCGTCGAACGGCCGGGCTTGTGGTTTGTATGAGTTTTCCAAAACTCGTCGAAAATTCTCTCAAACCCCTTGACATGCGCAATGGGTTTATGCTATATTATAGGTGTAGGACAGAGAGCACAGAAACGCGAGAGGGGACAGAGAGATGAAACTACAGACACACAGCGGCGGGTACTGGATCGATGTACGAGCGGGGACAGAGAATTACTACCTCGATGGAATCCTCGGACGCGAGGCATGGGCGACGCGTAAAGGCGACCGCCGGCCGATGACGGAGCGCCAGCAGGTGCTCGACTACCTGGCAGGCGGGAAGGCGCTCAAGTACGACGATAGTTGGGACGCGGAGCTTCGCGACGCGGACGCCGTGATCTCGCCGGCGCCGCGTCCGGCTGAGGAGCTAGTACGCTGTGACTGCGGCCACAGCGTACCGCGAGCGTTGGTAATGAGCGCGAGCTTGGGCAGCAGTTGCCCTGATTGTTATGACAATTGGAGCTAGACGCATCACGGCCCCGGCCAACACCGGGGCCATCCCATATGAGGAGGAGGGTATGCGCGGGCCAAAACGCGACGAGGGGCGATACCAACGAGTATCGCGGATGTACCTAGACGGGGCCACTTATGCCGCGATAGCGCAGAGTGAGGGGATATCGCGGCAACGCATCCAGGAGATACTACGGCCCCCCGTGGGCGTCCGCATGGCTATCAGCGGGCGCTATGATGGGCGGTGCGCTGACTGCGGGATTGCTGTAACTGGTCGGCAGGCGCACATACACCACCGCACGCTAACCGAGTCGGCAGAGGCGTGGAATGATATTGATAATCTCATGCTGCTATGCCAGTCCTGCCACCGGCGCAGGCATGGCGCTGACGAGGGGGTTGCCAGGCGGGAGCAGGCGGAGCAGCACGCGATAGACGGCACCTATGCATCCGTTACCGAGCAGACGCAGAACATGGTGACCGATGCGATCACCGATCTAGGGTGGGGCGGGAGCCCCACCCTCGCGCGTCACGTCCTGACGCGGCTGGCGTTCCAGGCGTTTCAGCACGGACAGCATGTCGCACTGCTGGGGCTGATGGACTCCCGGCAGGCAGCAGCGGAGCTGGGCATATCTGTACGGCGGGTGCAGGCGCTGGCAAAGGCGCGCAATCTGGGCTGGCGCACCACCAACGGGCGAGACGTTATATTCCGCCCTGAGGATGTGGAGAACATGCGCACGCGGGTAGCGGGTAGGCCGCCGCGAGGACACAACGATGGCTAACCCCGCGCTCCCCCGGGCGGCGCGTCTGGCCCTGCTCGTACTGCTCGAACGCGACGGGTTCAATCCCTACCGGCGCACTCGTGAACTGGCCGACCTGTTCGGCGTGCATGTGCGCAGCATCCAACGCGATGTGCGTGAGTCGCGAGCGGTCGTGCGGGAGTTGGAACGGCTGGAGGCGCTGTGGCGGGAGGTGGTACAGGACGGCGGCAAGGGGCGGATGTGCTATGATGGAGCCGCAGACAGGACAAACGGTAAGTCACCAGGCTCATAACCTGGGGGACGGGGTTCGACTCCCCGGTCTGCTACCGCCTATCCGCCACGTGCGGAAAAGGCATACGAAGCCGCCTCTCACGGGGCGGCTTTTGTCACTTACGGAGACTAGCGGAGTTTTCTCCGCGGGTAGTCACTTGGGAACGGTATGTTCATGCTATTCTCAAACGACTACCCATGTGGCCTGGCCAGGGCCGCGAGCTCCGGCGAGCGCCATTGTATCGCATACAGGCCCTTGCCGTGTACCAACACACGGCCGGCCAGCGCGGCAAGCAGCCGCCGCTCCCGCACTATGTCGGCGCCCTGGCTCACCGCGGCGAACTCGCCCAGCGCCTCGAGCGCGCCTTCGAGCGGGTAGTCGGGCGACGCCCCGCCGATGGCCTCCAGCTCGACTTGCAGCTCGCCGAGCCGCGCGTCTATCGCGGCCTTCTCTTCGTCGAATTCCTCGCCGACGATCCGCCCCGACAGCAGCGCTTCCCGTAGTCGTTTGGCACGCTGCCGTTGCCGGGCGATGGCCTGCTCGATGGCTGGGCGGCGGTCGCGCAGGCCGGCGAAGGTGGCACGGCGGCGGATCTCCCGGCGCAGCAGTTCCGCCGTCTGCTCGGAGACGAGGCCGGCCAGACGCAGCAGTTCCGCCCGCACGGGCTCATCCAGAAAGTGGCTGCGCTGGGCGGGCAGGTCGCAGGCGTAGCCGTTCTGGCGGCGTTGGCAGGTGTAGCTGATGGTGTACGCGCTGCCACGGCGGCTCTTAGTCCAGATGCCCGCCACGCGCGACCCGCAGCGCCCGCAGTAGGCTATGTCCACGAGCAGGGCCGGGTTGTCCGCGTGGGTGCGCGCGCGGGCGTGGCGCCGCTCGTCAAGGGCGCGCTGGGCCGCCTCCCACAGCTCCGGCGGGACGGGCGGCTCGATCAGTTGCACCTCCACCCACTCCTCTGGCGGTTTCTCGGCGTGGACCCGCTCGGGTAGGCGGCTGTAACAGCGCCGGTTATAGCGGTAGACGCCCTTGTAGAGCGGGCAGCGCAGGATTTCCCAGACGGTGCGCGGGCCGGAATAACGGAACCCGATGCTCTCCAACCACCGGCCGATGCGCTTGACGCCCCAGCCGGCGGCGCAGCGCTCGAACATCTCGCGAACGGGATCCATGTCGGCGTTGGGGACGGGGAGCCGGATCGGCTTGGCGCGCTTGGGCGGCTGGTTGGGAATGGGCGTCAGGTCGAACCCCACGCGTGCGCCACTCAGATAGCGTCCCTGTGCGGCCATCTCACACAGTACATCGGTAGTCCGTTTGCTGTTCTCGCGCACCTCGCGGTGGCCAAGCACGCCCATGAGGTCGCGGACGAATGGATCGTCGCCCTCGACGACGCTCACGACCTGGACGTTCAACCGGCCGAGGTCGCGGAGCGTGGCGAAATACTCGGGGTTGTCGCGCCCCAGCCGGTTAAACCACTTGACCACCACGCCCTCGATGCGGCCGAGTTTGGCGTCGCGGAGCATCTCCTGATAGGCCGGGCGGGCGGCGAGCAGCCCGGAGAGGATATCGGAATAGAACCGAACGACGGTGTGGCCATGCCGCTCCGCCCAGTCGCGGATGTCGCGCTCCTGACGGGCCGGAGAGTACGAGTCCTCCGTTTCGTCTCGGCTCAATCGGACGTAGGCGCCGAGGTTCATGGGATAGGTGGCGGCGGCATGGGGCTCATAGTCCCAACTCCCCCAGGCGCACCCGCATGGCTGTTGCGCTCACCTTAAACCGTTCGGCCAGGCCGCGCAGCGTGCGATAGTAGCGCAGCTCCGCGCGCACCCACTCGGCAGGCATGAGCAGCGCGGCGGCCAAAGCGTTGGCGGCGCGCTCATCCGACATGCCCCCGCCGATATGATGAGCGAGTTCGTGGGCGGCGCTGAAGCGCCGGCGCTCCCATGGGTCGGCTTCGCGGACGAGGATGTGCAGCTCGTCGCCACACCAGAATGAGCAGGCGGGGGTGCTGAGCGCCTTCGTGCCCAGACGCACCGGCATGGGACAGGCGCGCACCAGCGGGCGTAGCAGCACCGGCGGCGCGGCGATCCGGGCGGATTGGAGGAGGAGGGAGGCGGTAGCGGCGGGGGTCATTCGCAGGCGCACCCGGGCGGCTTCGTGCAGTTGTAGGACTTGCTGATGCAGCTATCCCCACACGGCTTGGAGTTAGGGGCGCAGTATTTGCAGCAAGTAGAGGGCGCTGGCGCGGCGGGCACGGGCGTTGCCGTCGGCACCATCGCCTTCGTTGCCGTGGGCGTGGTGGCGCTCGTTCCGGTGGGTTGCGCCACCACGGGCGCTTGCGTCGAGGCCGTTGTGGGCGGTGGCGCCGGCACTGTTGGGGGCGTGGTGGACGTGGCCGCCGGCTTGGGCGTGCTGGTGACCGTGGGCGCTTTGGTGGGCGTGGCGGTTGCCGGCGGCGGAACGGTGGCCGTGGCGACCGCGATGGTCGCCGTTGCCGGCGCGCTGGTGACGGCCACGGCGGGCGCGGGGCGTGGCGTGTCGGTGGGCCGCACAGATGCTTTGGCGGGGCCGCAGCCGGCCAGCATGACGGCGATCAACGTAATGAGCACCAGGCGTCTCACTCGCTCCGCTCCTTCTCTCTCTGTCCGCGCCGCGCCTTCTCCGCTTTCTCTCGTTGCCACTTGGCGAGGTACTCCGCGATCACCGCGAGATCGTGGTCGGTCGGGGGGATGCCGTCGCGGTTCTTGATATCGAGGTACTCTTCCAGGTCGAGGTGGTAGGCGGGCGCGGGGCGGCGTTCCATGTCCGCCAGGTCCTCGGGCCGCACTCCCAGCGCTTCGGAGAGGGCCTGCCATGTGCGGGCATGGACGCCGACGCGCTTGCTAGTCTCAATGCGGGAGATGACGGACTTGCTAACCCCCGACCGCTCCTCCAACTGCCCCATTGTCCAGCCCTTCGCGGTCCGGTAGAACCGAAGGCGTTCGCCACTTATCGAGGGCAAATCCGTGTGTTGCTCCATGTCAACAATTGTATGGCGTATGTGCCGAAATAGGGAAAAATTGCATAGAATATCCGTTGACAAACCGCAACGCTGGGTATATACTCGTTCGTGTAGGGCAACAGGGCGTCTGGAGGTGAGCATGGGCTTCATAGAGAAATTGCGGGAACGGCAGGCGAGGCAGGATATGACCCTGCGCGAATTCGCGACGTGGTTAGACGCGGAAGGCGTGGACGCGAGTTACCTATCCCGACTGTATCGAGGCGAGCGGGGAGTGACTAACAATCTCGTGCTGGCAATCATGGACAAGGCCCCCGACTTGTCGGGCGACCTGTTCTCCTTTTTGCGTTCTGAGTTGCCAAAACGGGACGTCGCGGCGGCGGATGCGAGAACGGCAACGCCGAAGGAGGGCGCGGCGTGATGGCTATATCGGACGCCACCACGCTCCGGCGGTACGGCGCCAGCGAACAGCGGAGCGAGGACTTCGTTGTCGTGCACACAGAGGACTACGGCATTTACCGGCAGTTGCGCGAGTGGCAGACGTGTCAGTCAGTGGTGCAGTACGAGCAATGGCAGTCAGCGCGGGTAGCCACGACCAACCCTCTGGGCCGTGTGGTGGTTGGTTTCGACCTCTACTTTCCGGCCAACCAAGAGGACACGCTGCGCAAAGTGCTTGGGCTAACGACGCGCCGCAAAGGGATTCCGCGCGGCAGATCATTCGTCTCACAAGACCCCCTCACACGCGCTAATAACTGTGTAAACCGGGGGTCAGGGCACGCGATTTTGAGGCAAGTGGCACTAGATGACCTTGGGGCAGTTTCGGCCCCCAGAAAGGCCGTCTGATGCCCGCGATCATCCACCCGCCGAAGCCGCCGACAATGAGTAACGGGCGCTATGCGTGGTGCGGGCGATGATCGGTTTGGCGGTCAAACGAATGAGACGGGAAGAGAGAGGAGGTGAGGGCGATGACAGGCAAGGTAATCCCCTTTCGGCCCAACGGCGACCCCGGGCCGGAGCCCACCAGGATGAGACCCCTGGCCGCATATGAGGCGCAGGAACTTTCAGAGGATGTGACGGCGGGGATGGTGGAGGCAATGGAGCAGATGCAGACGGCGCTGGAGCGGTTCAAGGTGCTGAAGGCGCGGCACTGGCGGATCAGGGGCGCGGCGTGATGGACGGCGAGACGGTGCTCGGGCTCAGCCCCGAGGAGACGGCGAACCTGATCCGGGTGATGGCGGACATGTGCGAGGACTACGCACGGAGAGGAGCTACCAATGGGAGCACGGACACGGCACAGAGCGCTGCCAGGGTTCACGGGGGAGGAGTTCATGCGACCGCGTAGTGAGCTGAAAGTGGCGGACCTGCTGGTGGGCGATCTGGTGGAGACGCCTGACGGCCCGGGCATGGTGGCCGGCTACGTCTGGCGTGGGGCGAGGGGGCCAGTGGCGCAGACGCGGGAGCAGGCGCTTCGCCACGAGGCGCGCGGTTACAACATCTTCGTCCTGGCGGACAGCGGCCGCAACTACGCGCCCTACCAGCTAGAGAAACGCCAGAGCGCCCCAGCGGCGGGCACCGCATAGGGCGCTCCAGGCGTCCCGTCAGGAAGCAACGGAAAGGAGCAACACGGTGAGTATGACACAACCAACCGGCGAAAGCAACACCCCGGCGACAACCCCGGAGCCCCAGCCCGAGCAGGTAGAACGCGCGGTTATGCGTTCTCACGTGCCGATGGAGCTGGTGCGAGAGGTAACTACCGGCTACCAGGGTCCCAACGATGACATGATGGAGCGGGTCTACGAGCAAAAGGACAGCATCCAGATCACCAAGGGCCAGAACGGAAAGATCGGGTGGGAGCTCAAGCTCTACTGCGGCAACCACACCGACATGAAGGACTGCGTAGATCGCGCCTACCTGATCGCCGCGCAGATAGACCGCATGTTCAACGGGGCGGGCGCGTGATGCCATTCGAGATCATTCAGTTCGGCCTCATCCTCAGCGGCGCACTGGTGCTAATGAGCGCCATCGGGATATGGTTGCGCATCTAGTCCCGCGGCCAGGCGGCCGCCCCGAACGAAAACGATAGGAGTACCACAATGCCACAGGAGTACATACACCACCTCGAGGACCGCGGGCGCATCCCGCGCATCGGCATTATCCGGCTCGGGCTCCAGCTCGAGCACCCCACCAAGAAATACGGCCGTGGCCACCCCAAGGAGGGCCAGCCGGTCACATATCCCAGGGCCACGGACTACTTCGTGCTACGGGATGCGCCGGGCGTCGCGGAGATCGCCGGTGAGAAGCCCACGAGCATCCCCATCCGCTTCGCCTTCGACAACCCCCTGGACTGCCTGCCGCAGATGATGAAGAAGTACGCCGCGGGCGGCGGGCTGCGCTGCATGGGGAACGGCATTCGCTGCTTCAACCGCTGGGAGTCGCAGGGGAACGCGACGGTCCAGGTGATCAAGGACGGCGCCTGGTGCGACCAGAACTACGCCGCGCGCTACCGCAAGGAGACGGGCTACCCGTTCTGGAAGTGCCCGTGCGGCGACGCCGACGAGGACTGGCACCAGACGCACAACAAGCGCCCGGCGCCCTGCAAGCCGACCGGGCGGTTGCTCTTCCTGGTGGAGGGCGTGCCGCGGCTGGGCGTGTACCAGCTCACCGTCCACCAGCGCGCGCTCGTGAGCATGAACAAGTACCTCCAGATGGTGATCGGGCTGTTCGGCGGGCTGCGCGGCATTCCGTTCGACCTCAACCTGGTGGAGGACTCGGCGCAGATCGGCGGGAACCTGCAGCGCATCTACACGCCCCAGCTCGAGATCCGGCAGGCGTTCATGGCGTCGCGGTTCGCCGGGCTGATGGACCGCCACGCGGACCGGCTGGCGCTGGGCCCCCGCGAGGCCGACGCGCCTGCCCTACCGCAACTGCCGCCGGCCAGGCCGCCCGTCATCGACGAGGATGAGCCGCTGGACTACGACCCCACGCTGGATATCGACCCCGAGACGGGCGAGATCCTGCCGCCGGCGGAGGAGGCGCCCCTGCCGAAGCTGGACACGTCCGAGCGCCCGCTGGCGTTCAACAACCCCAAGAGCCGCCGCTATATGGCGGATGGCGACGCGCCCAAGCCCAACGGAAATGGCGACGGCAAGGCCCCGGCGGCGCCGCCGGCCATGTGCTCGAAGAGCCAGAACGCGCGGATCCACGCGCTGGCGCATGACCTGGGATGGGATGAGGGGCAGTACCACCGGGTGTTGAACTTGATCTTCCGCGTCGGGCACGCAACCGCGCTGACCGGCGCACAGGCGGCGGAGTTCATCCAGCGCATGGAGTACGACCTTTCTCTGCAGAGCGGAGAGAGCGAGGGGCCAATGGCCACAGAGGAGACCGCGCCCGCACTCGACGCGGATGGCCAGCCCGTCTTCCCGGCGGAGATGTTCCCGGATGGGCCGCCCCAATGGAAGCCGATGTGGCGAGCGCTGGCCGCGTCCAAGGGCACGAGCTACGCCGTGGTGGAGCTCGTGCTGAAGGGGCTGTACGGCTCGAAGGGCGAGCGTATCCCGCCCTGGTCGGAGCGGGAGCAGGTCTGGCACGACGTGTGCGTGACGCTCGACGCGCCGGCGCAGGAGCCGGCAGCGGAGGCGGCAGCGGAGTAGCACCCAGTTCGGCGACCGGTGGATGTGAAATGTGGGGCGGCGGCTATACCGACCCACCGGTGTGTAGAGGAGATGGAGATGAGCGAACCGAGATTGCGCTACGGCACGAGCAACCGGGAGATGACGCCGGACGAGCGCGCCAACGGTTGGGACAGTCTGCGTCAACGAGCCGAGGCCCTGGGCATGGAGGTTGTTGAGGACAGTGACACCGTTGAGTTCCGGCGCCAGGGCGTGACGCTGGCCGCGTTCAACGCGGGGCGGGTCAGCGCGGTGACGCTGGGAGCATGGGTGCAGGGGTATGCGCTAGGAGTAGAGGTGGTTGCGATGATACGAGATGCGGGGGGGCAGGAGTGAGCGAGCAGTGTGGCGTATGCGAGGGCATGGGTTATACCGAGAGGATCAGGACGCGCAACGGCATCCGCGTCGCGGCGGGCTCGTTGGTCAAGTGCCGCGATTGCGAGGGCACGGGGCGGCTTGAGAGACTGAACGTCCAGCCCGCGTCCGTGACAGTGTGGGATGAGGCGATGGAGCAAGGGGTTAGGGATGCTGTCATCATGGCGTGCGCCGCTGACAGTGCGTGCATCGTGCGCGCTCAGGGAGCCTCCCGCACCAAGCCGATGTGTAGGGGCTGCCAGTACGACGCCGATGGCGTGTGCACGATGTACGCAACCTTCACCGAGCGCATCCGCCAGGCCGTCAGGGGCAGGCGGGTGCTGGCGAGTGGAAAGATAATCTCGACGTGGAGCGACGGAACCGCAACTGTCAAATTTGATGGCAGAGAAACAGTGCCCCTCAACTCGCGTGTGCTCGTCGTCGAGCGCGAGGAGGTAGCTGAATGAGCAAACGGCTGAACTCTCAGCATCCCGTGCCAGGCGGAGGGACGCAGCTACCGCAGCCGGAGGACGTGGCAGGCATCCTGAAGGGCGCGCTTAACGGAGTGCCGAGTGGCGTGTTTGTGCGCGAGAATTGGGAGACACGGCCCGTGGTGGCGTGGGATGAGACGATGGAGCGGAGGGTGGCCCCGTTGCTGTGCGAGTTATGTGGCACGGGCATCTGCGATGAGGCCGACACGACCAAATGCCCCACACTGCGTGAGGTACTAGAGGCCATTTGCCAGGCCATCGGGGGCAGGCGAGTGCTGGCGAAACCCATCAAGGGACGCGTTGAATACTGGAGCATCGGCACGGTAGTTGCAATCGATACACCGGAGACATGGACGCACGAGATAGACCTGATGGGCGAAGGCAACATCGGCCCCGCCAATCAGCCGGTTGACGTGCTCATCGTCGAGCGCGAGGAGGGGCAGGAGTGAGCGAACTGATGCAGGTAATTGAGAAGGCGCTGTGCGAGACAGAAGAGAGCAACTACTCAAACGAGAACGGCTGCGAGTGCCTACCATGTGAACGGCTAGGCGTGGCGTGTAGTACAAAACGATGGTGCGCCATCTACCAGCGCGTGCGCGCCGCCCATATCGCCGCTGCAATCGAGGGGGAGCAGACAACGGCGCATGTAGTTGCCCCGGCACTGTGCTCGTGGTGCGACACACCCGCAATCGGTGGGGGGTGGCGGTATGACATGCCACAGGGGCAGGGTGGCACCTTTTTCTGCGCGGGGCATGAGGAGTTTGCGCGGTTATCCGGCATTGAGCAGGTAAGCATGTTCCCACCCGCCCAGCCGCCCGAGGACGTGGTGGTGTGGGACGAGGCGACAGAGCGGAGGGTGCGGGAGTTGCTCGTGGGTATGGCAAAGGACATGGTTAGCATGCAAGTACCTGGCTTCACCTATGCCGATACTGTTGCTATCTATGCCAAGTACGCCGAGCGCATCCGCGCCGCCGTCGGGGGCAGGCGGGTGCTGGGGCCATACCGTGCAGAAGTGCGGGACATGGGCGGGATGGTGAGTTGGGGGCGGTCAGTGTATGCCCGCGACGTGCCGGTGGCGGTGGGTGAACCAGGCGATACGGTCGATGTTCTCATCGTCGAGTGCGAGGAGGGGCAGGAGTGAGCCTCCGCGAGGCCGACCGCATCGCCGCCGGAGATGCTGGCGCTGGCGGCGGTGACTACCCTAGCGCTGTTGGCGGCGGGGTGGGTTGATGTACAGATCGGAGCGTGGTGGTGATTTTCACACCGACAAACGCGGCTCTGGTGATGAGCGGACGGAAGACGCAGACAAGACGACCCGTGAAGGCGGGCGAGCACCGAGCGCCATACCAGGTTGGCCGCGGATATGCCGTACAGCCGGGGCGTGGCAAACCCGGCATCGGGCACATCCGCATCACACGGGTGAGGATGGAGCAGGTGCAGTACATCAGCAGTCGAGACTGTCGGGCGGAGTGCGCCAAGACGCTGCTGGACTATGCGCGCATCTGGGACGGCATCTATCACGCGACGGAGTATCGCTGGTCGGCCAACCCGTGGGTGCGGGTATATACGTTCGAGGTTATAGACTAGGCGATTTCGGGGCGCCCGGTGGAAGCGAATATCCGGTGGTCGGATCACTGCCAACCTTGCAAAGCACCGCCGGGCGCCCCTTGGGAGGTGAGCGATGAGCCAACTAACAATCCCGGACTCCGTGACGGATGATCCGGGCGACTACTGCCGAGGGGGGACCATCACGTTCGAGCTGCGGGGGCCCGGCGACCCGCGCTTTTGCAGACGGGCCACTATACAGATATCCACGGTCGGCCCCCAGGGCGGCATACGCGGATACTGCTCATTCGACGCGACGCGCATACATGAGGTGATCGATTGGCTCCGGGAACAACATGGCGATCTCCCCACCACGCCACAGACGACCGCGATTGACGACGGCACACTGACCGATATCGCTGGGGTGGCTCTACGCGCCATCGAGGACGGCAACGGCCCGGTGCAGCTCCGCGCTTCGGCGGTGTGGGCGCTGGTGCATGAGGTGATGCTATCACGAGAGCAGCGGCGCGCCATCACGCGGCACGAGCAGTTGGAGGCATGGGTAGCCGCCGTTGGCGCGGCATTGCGGCAGCACGCCTGGCTGGACACGCACGACAGCTCGGAGGGGGCGGTGGTCTCACTGCGGGTGTGCTCGGACGAGATGGCCGATGACCTATGGGGCGCCGCCTGCCGGTTGTGGCGCGAGATGGGACCGCAGGAGTGACTACTATGCGAGCAGTGGAGGCGGCGCTGTGATCCACCTTCTCTCGGCACTGCTGCTGGCCAACGTCACATTCTCGGCGCCCCAGCCGGTGAGCGTGTCTCACTATGGCAGCGAGTATGTGGGCCTGCCGATGTACAGTGGACGGCTCTACGACCCTACTGAGCCGGTATGCGCGAGTAATGACTGGCCCATCGGGGCCGTGCTGGTGGTGGCATACCAGGGCAACGCGGCTGTGTGTGTAGTCCAGGACAGGATGCGGGACGGCGGCAATCTCGATATGACACCGGCTGGATTCGCACGCCTGGCCCCACTGAGCCGGGGAAGGGTAGATGCGACTGCATGGGAGGTGAACCGGTGGTGACACACGAGCCAATGCCGATGGAGTACGCGTTCAAGGCGTCGGCCAAGCCGCGCCCCAAGCCGCGCCCGTCTGGTCCAAACTCGCTCGAGCTGTCCGATGCGGCAGCCCGGCGAGCGGCGAAGGCCAAACGCGAGCGAGCCAAGCTGACCGCCTGGCACTACCTACCGCGTTCTCAAGCCAGCCCGTTGGATCGGGCGGCGGCGGATCTGTTTAACGCGGAGATTCACGCGGTGGGGGTGGTGCTGGACGAGTTCCGGCGAATGTGGGCCGGTTGGTACGGCACGCCGCTGCCGGCCACAAACGCGGCGGTGATTACGCTGGCGTACCGGCACGTGGTGACATGGAGTGAGAGATGACATCAGAGGCAGGAATCGCGAGAAAGCCACGCGCGGCGATGAAGCCCAGACCACCATGGGCGACGATGGTAGAGAACCGATATGCCGCGGTGCGCGCGCTGCTGGGGCCGAATCCAACGCAGGATTGTGACCTATGCCCTGGTCGGGCGGCATGCGTGGATGTTTTTGATTCGCAGTGCAACACTAATCGCATTCTAAGCGTGCCGTTCCCGTGCGGACTGATGCCGAAGTCGGATCCCATACGGATACGGGGCAAATAAGCCGCGCGCCAGGCACGATTTGAGTTTGGGGAGACGCCGCAACCGAGGGGGGGTAGAACATGCCACGAGCACGAATGATTAAGCCCGAGTTCTGGCTGGACGAGGGCTTGGCGCAGCTCCCACACAGCGCCCGGCTGCTCTATATCGGTCTCTGGAACTTCGCCGACGACAACGGCAACATCGAGGCAGGCGAACGGCGCATTAAGGCCCAGGTTTTCCCGTATGAGGACACCCCGCTAGCCGACGTACAAGAGGCTTTGCGCGCCTTAGCCGGTGGCGGCTGGCTACAGCCCTATACCGTTGACGGACACGATTTTTACCATATCCCGAATTTCCCCAAACACCAGGTCATCAACCACCCCAGCAAGTTCGGCTGCCCTCTACCACCGCAGCCAAGTGGTACCACTACCGTAGCATTACCTGAGCACTCCCGTACTACTCCCGTACCACTCCGCCCTAAAACAACAGAACAACAACGTAACCAGAAGATAAGTAGAAAACAACAACAACATGAAGGGGGTGTGGGGGAAACACAACCCCCGCCCCCACCACGTGTTGTTGTTGTTTCTGATCTGTCTGAGGGCAACGGGGGCACGGGGGACGGGGCTGCCCCACCGGGCGTGGACATGGAGCTGGTAATCGCCTTGACCAACCGGCGTGTTGACCCGCTGAAGGCGGAAGCGCTCGCGCTGGCCAAACCTGCCAAATGTCGGGAGGCGCTCGAGGCACTAGACGATCGCATTTTGCGCGGCAAGCCGCCGGATAACGCGGCGGGCTACCTGGTGAGATTTGTCGAGAACGATTGGATTAAGGGGACCAACGGTAATGGAGCACATAGCGGAGAGCCGGAGCATAGCGGCCCTTACCTCTGGATCGACGGCTACGGAAAAAAGCGATGGGATGATCCTCCAGGAGCAAACGCGGCTGCGGTACCAGGCCCAATATCGATTAGCCATGGCGAGTGGCGACAGAAGCACCGCGATGGCGGCGTCGCGAGCACTGAGCAACCCGACGCAGGAAACACAACGCCGTGAGGATCCTCACACCTGTCGCCATTGTGGCGGTACGGGTTGGGTGGCCTACTGGCACAGCCTGGACGCGACGGGCTATAAGAAATGCGATTGCAAACGATGAACATCATCGTCTACGGCATCCCCGTGGGCAAGGGGAGTATGCGAGCCCTACCGACCAATGGCGGGCGCACCATCGTCACCAATGACAGCCCGAAGACTCGCATCTGGCAAGACGCGATCGCCTTCGCCGCCGGCTCCAAGCCCGGCATCAATGCCCACCTGGACTGCCCGTGCGAGCTACTGCTCACGTTTGGTTTCATCCCGCCCAAGCGCCGCACGCGGGTATACCCCGCCGTGCGGCCTGACGCCGACAAACTGGCCCGTACGGTCCTGGACGCTCTCACCGGCATAGCCTATGCCGATGACTCACAGGTGGTGGGGTTGACCGTGGAAAAAAACTATGACGAGCTCCCGGGCGTGGAGATATTGGTGCGCTGGTTCGTTGACGGGAAGTGGGTGGACGCATGAGTTTATGCTGGAAGCGCGGAGAGGAAGGTGTCTGGTGACTGCTGAGCCAGAATTGCTCACCGCCGATGAGGAGCGCCGTTTGCTGGACATGGCTCATGTGCACGGCATGCGCATTCGCAAACCCGAGCATCATGGGCCGCGCCTGTCATGCCCCTGCTCGGACGAGCCGTTGGAGAAGGCGGATATGTTCGCACACCTGCGCCTGCACCACGGGATGTTGGAGCGCGAGGCCCGACTGATGGTGACGTTGCTGGTGGCCATCGGGGCGAAACATGGGGACGCGAGAGCAGGGGAGGCAACGCTGATGACGACTATGACTGACGAGCGGTTAGTGGAGATACGGGCGCTAGTGGAGGACGACTGCGATGGCATGGTGCGCACGTGGGGGGCGCTTATCAGCGCCCTGCGCGACCTGCTGGCGGCGTATGACGAGATGGCGGAGGTCAACGCGGGGCAGGCCGATATCGTGCTGGCGACGTATGAGCGGGCCGAGAAAGCGGAGGCAGAACTAGCGCTCATCACCTCCGTACGCAGTGGAGCAATCCCCTTGCAGGAACTATGCGACAGTCTGGAGACTGAGCGCGACACGGTTATCACTTTCTGCAATGAGTTGAGCGATGCACTTACGGACGCACAAGCCGAGCGTGACCGCTTGCGCGCCGAGCTCAACAAAATCGGGGTGTTTGCGGCAGATGGGGTGATGTGGGCCGTGGTGGAGTTAGCAAACTGGAATGAACTTCACAAAGAGCGCGACCGCCTGCGCGTACGAGCATGGAATCTAGAGGCACAGTTGGAAGCGATTGACCCGAACAACAAGGAGCTTGAGCCATGACCGGCACTATCGCGCTGATGCTCTACGGCACGACCGCCGTCATCGCCGTCTACGCCGCACTGATCGCGCTCAAGGGGCTGTGGCTGGGGGCGGAATGGGCGTGGGGTATATTGGTATTGCGACATAGGAGACTGGCCCCTTGACAATCGTTTCGCGCTCTGTTACGTTGCTCACAACAGCGCAATACGTCCCGTCAGGCGATGAAAGACTTCGCGGGGACTTCAGCGCTGGCTCTTTCGGGGGCCAGCTATGAGGTCGCCCGCGTTTCGCGTTTCAGGGGCAGTGATGATTACCGGCCCGGACATTGCCCGCTTCATGCGCGAGGTGGCCGACAGGGTAGAGCGCTGTGAGGATGTGACCAGCTGGCGCACATTGGGCGCGGCGGTCGGGGAGCACTGCACGATCACGGCGCGCTGCAACCACGACGGGGCGAGGTATCTTAACATCGAGCTGAGTATGGACCTGGAGCAGCGGCAAACCCAATAGCGGCCGGTCAGGCGATTAAAGGCTTCGCGCGGCACCCGTTGACCCCGAAGAGGGGCCGGCGGGTGCTTTTGCGTTGTGGGGGTAACGATGCCGATGAAACCTGGCGCGCCATGTCTCGTTCCAACCTGTCCCAACAGGGCGGTCTATCGCGGTCGTTGCGAGATGCATATGCGGCGCGAGGAGCGGATGCGCGGCACCGAGCCCCGGCAGCAAGCGTTCACGGCGGAGGCGAGGGCCAATGCTAGTGCATTTCTAGCGGAGCATCCGTATTGTGCGCTCTGTGGCACATTGGCGACCGAAGCGCATCACATCGTGGAGTGGCGCAACGGGGGCAGCGATGAGTGGGAGAACCTGCAAGCATTATGCAAGCCCTGTCACTCGCGGGTGGGGATGCAGCGTATGAACGCGGCCAGGTAGGGGGGGCGTCGAAATCGCTACCGGCATTCAAGACAAAACGT